GCGTTATACGTTGCACCATAGAGAGCAAACGAATCATTGCCCCACCATATCGAATGGCCTCTACCTGCGGTTGTTATATATGATGCTGGAAATAATGTGTTTTGGGTAGCGCCAGCGTTGCCTGCACCTCTTGCAACTTCACAGCTGTAACCGCCCATAATAGTGTTGTAGTCGCAGTCTTTTATAACATTACTTTGACCGCCAAGGATCTTGTTATAGTTATTTGTCTGTATAGCGTTACTTATACCGCCAATTATCATATTTTGTGTACCTGCTGTGGTAGTTCCAGTCCCATTTCCACCACCGCCTAAAATTATGTCATACGATCCTGCCGTAACTTGGTTAGCATTAGAGCCATAATAACCAAAATCCAAAGAATAAGCACCTCTTACATTTCCCCCAGTCGCTGTTGAGTCTGGAACTCTAAGTGAAATACCCCCAGTGCCTTTTGGAATAATTGCAATGCTTTGATTTGTTGTACCATCTGCCGCATTTATAGAAACATAATTTACTGTATTATTTGGACTACTAGTGTCTACGCTATATGCTATACCTGTAGGTGTAGCACTGACCCATTGAAAACCGCTAACACCATCGGTGCCTAAGTACTGACCGCTTGTCCCAGCAGTGGTTGGCCATGAGTATGCCCAAGTCCCACTTGTTATCCAAGTTATTTTCCCCGTAGAGGTTGAATTATCAAACTGTAAAGGCATTAATAACCTGCCTCTACGCTTAAACAGCGAATTGTCCATTTAATAGAGGTAGCTGCTTGACCTGTACAAGTGAATTTCAAAATTCCAGTTGCAGTGTCTGCTGTTACGGCAACAGTCCATGTTGAAGCGCCAGCATCTGCGGCATCAATATTTACAGCAGGTGTTCCTACAAGCACAGTTGTACCTACGCCCGCACCGCGTTTAATGCCCCCTTTTATCGTAAACATTTTTGCATTACCTGCACCAGTTACGCCAGCAGTTACATAAGCTGTAAAATTAAGTATTGTATTATCTTCCAAGTTTACGTTTCTATTAGCCGTGTTGCTATTTAGCCCTAATGTGTCTGCGATGGTGGCGGTTGCATTTGTAGTTGCTGCCACCAAAATTATTGATCTAGCTTGATTTCCACCCAAAACGCTAGTATTAGACGAAGGTTGAACAACCGAGGAAGTACCCCTGTCGCTACCATATTGTCCAGATAAAACAACACTATTTGATTGTGTGATTGTGTTAGTGTTACCGCCAATTATTGCAGAATTACCACCACTATTACTATTTGATTGACCGCCAATAACTATTGAAAAACTGGCGCTTGCTGTGTTTTGACTGCCGCCAATAATCACAGATCTATCACCTGAGGCAACTTGCGTTGACGCAGTCCTAAGAAACATAAGGTCTACTGCATAAGTTCCGCGAATGTCACCGCCTGCTGACGCACTATCTGGTATACCGCCAATCAACCCACCCGTTCCTTTTGGAGCAACTGTCACAAATTGATTTGTTGTACCACCGCTAGCAGTCAACGAGCTGACGTTATTAGTAGCGTTTGGTGCTGCAACATTTAACGCAGCTGTAAAACCAGTCAAACCTCCAGCAGCAGCAGCCCATGTTGGCGCACCACCTGTAGTAGCCGTTAAGACTTGTCCAGTAGTACCCGCAGCAGTTGCAACAGGAGCTGCACCAGCTCCTCCACCGTAAACTACACCGTACTGAGTTAGTAGAGCTGAAGAAGTAATAGCAGAGGTACTGGAGTAGTACGGTATACCCCCAGAAGTACCCGCAGTTAAACCTGTGCCGCCTTGTGCTACTGTAACAGCTGTACTCGCATCAAGCAACCTGACCCAAGCAGTACTATGCGCAAAATACATTGCTCCGTCTGCATGACTATGAGCTAAGGCTCCGTGATAGGTGGTGGCAGAAGGAAATGCCGCTTGGTTGACAAAATAGAACGGGATAGTGCTTCCAACTTGTGGTGCAACAATTGCTCCTGTGGCAGACACAGTCACTAAACTGTTCTTCACTAATTTACCTGTAGTGCCATCAAATAGAGTAATAGCAGTGTCTGTCGCGGAGGATGGACCAACCACATCGCCACTACCGCCACCTCCTGCCGCCCATGTTGGCAAGCCAGCTGCAAGAGTTAGCACGTGTCCGTTTGTACCTGCTGCTAATTTAGCCAGCGTATTAGAAGCAGAAGCGTAAAGTATATCACCCGCTGCGTAGGTGCTTTGACTTGTACCCCCTGAAGTTGCCCCCAAAGTTCCCGCGAGAGTGATTGCGCCTGTTGTAAGAGTGCTAGGGGTCAACCCGCTCAACGATGTTTGAAAAGAGGTTACACCGCCAGTCGATGCAGCCCAACTTGGTATACCCGCTGCAAGAGTCAGTACAAACCCATTAGTTCCCGCAGTCAGTTTAGCTAGCGTATTGCTGGCAGATGCATAAAGTATATCACCAGTAGCGTAGGTAGTTTGGCTCGTGCCTCCAGAGATAGCTCCCAAAGTACCTGCAAGGGTTACCGCTCCTGTGGTAGCAGTGCTGGGAGTTAATCCGCTCAAAGACGTCTGGAAAGTCAAAACTGGCGTTGTAATCGCGTTACTAGCTAGCAGTTTGACAACACCTGAAGCGTTCTTGAAATACAGTTTTTCGTCTGTAGTGTTAAGTGCTAATTCGCCAGCAACAAGATTTCCAGAAGACGGAGTCGCTGCCGCAGTCGAACTGAAGTAAGTCGATATGGGGGTATAGCCTGCCTGTGCCATTTTTATCCTTTAAGTCGGTCCGTACTCACCCTCGTACAGAGGTGTGGTAGGTATATCTTGAGTGAGGTCAGCGTCAGGACGAGGGGTGCGCAAAGCTATCTTTTCAGTCTGCCTTGCTGGTAGACGATAAGGGTCTCTATTGTCTTTACAATTTTCTTCACAAACCATCAGCCCAGGAAAGTTCGTATCTGGACTCAAAGTTGAGTAAGGACGCTTCATCCTGCAGCGATCACAGATAGCGATTGCTAGTGATGAGTTTCCTTGAGTGTCAAGAAATACAGGCATCTATCATCCTGTGTAAACTGAGATGTTAGGTGCAAAGTACATGGGTGACTTATCGCGTTCTTCTTGCTCTGCGATATACAAGTACTTTTCTGCCTGGTTCTCTAAGTATGTGACACGTCCTAGAGGAACTCCAGGTAATTCTAGAGACATCCTATGCGCTAGCATCATAACGGTGGCTTCATACCAACGCTGCGGCACTTCAAGTTCGTTTGTCAACGCTCCTACATCCATTATCTGCCTTGAATACCACACGGTCAATTGCACGAATGCGTTAGACGGTGTTGGCCACAAGTACATAGCAGGATTAGGTATAGTGCGATTAAACCAGTACTGATACGGGTTGTTTGCTGTAAAGTTCTTGTTCGGTAAGTTCGTGTAGTCATCACGATTCAAACGCGCAAGCGGGATCTCAGTACTCATGGTGCCTAGATACCACTCACGTAGCGCGAGTGTTCCACCGCCAGAAACGCTGACCCTATAATACTGCACCTGCTGTCCAGGATCAATATCAGTCCATAACCATTCATTGTCAGTTACAGTCACCGCGCCTACGTTATTTAAGGTGCTCCAAGTTACGTTGTCATAACTGTACTGATAAAGAAGAGTCCAAGAGGTAGAACCGCCACCAGACACATAAGGCAATATGCCGATTGAGCCGATGTACTGGGTGGTTGTGAGTCCGAAATCTACGGTGAAATTACCGTTTGGAGAAGTTTGCTGACATATGGTGCTTACGTCTTCATCAGCTAAAGCGGCAACTGTGCCTCCAGCAGAAGACGTGTACGTCCCAGTAGGACGAGTCATAGTTCTGTACAACCCATTCAATACATCAATCGCTCCATCGGGAAGTTCATAAACATATTGATCAGGTTTCAAACCTATCACTGTCTTATTGATAGCCCAGTAATTGATGCCGATGTTGCCTAGGTTAGACAATAGAAAGAATAGCGACTCGCGCGCAGACAGTTGTTGTTCTGAGGTTAGTTCTTCAGCCAGCTTTCCGCAACGACGAGCCCCATGATCGATCAGGGTTTGAACGTTGATTGTTGTCTGCCCTACGGTGCCTGAGTATGCCATCGTATATCCTTAGCAGTTAGGCTTCTTTTTGCCAGTAGGTGCCGTTGAAACGCGGCAAGCATCCAAATTGATTTTGCCACCAGAAGTGTATTGTTTCTTTACAGTGCCCCCAGTTTTTTTAACATAGCTATAACTCGGTTTGGCTAACGGTGTGTACTTTGGCGACATTATGCCTTGTTGTTTTGGTTTTGCAACAAACGCTGACTGGTTAGCTAGCACGCGTTTGTTTTCCTGCTCTGCGCGCTGTTGCGTTTGCTTCTGTAGTGCTGCTATTGTTGCTTGGTGTGCCGCCATTGCTGCTGCTTTTTGTGCTGTACTAGGTGCTGGTTTTGCTGCTACAACTGGTACTGGTTTTGCTGCAACTGGTACTGGTTTTGCTACAACTGAAGGTTGCGAAGACTTTAAATACCCAGGGGTGGTGGTGGATGCACGGTAAGTGGTTCCTTGCTGGCTTGGATAGGCGGTTACGTCCCTGTCTAAAAGGGGTGTGCCTCCGCCTACTGGGGTGTAAGTATAAGGCG